GAAAGTTAAAAAAGTTGCTGCAAAGAAGGAACCCAAAAAAACTGCCAAAGAAACAAAAGAGACTAAAAAATCTGCAAAAGAAAAAGCACCTGAACCTGAACCTGCACCAGAACCTGAAAAAGAGGAGGAAGTTTTGAAAGAAGCACCTGTTAAGAAAACAAAGGGACGTAAGAAGAAGGAAGTATAAAATTGAAAAATATAGTATATATGTTATTTTAATATAAATAATAAAATTAAAATGGATTATTGTCACCAATTAATATATAATCAGTTAGTTATCTATGATATACCTTCAAATAATTCAATGTGGAATAATTTGAAAGAAAAACATATTGTAAAAATTACATATACAAATATAATTAATTCAAAAAAGGAAGATTTATTTGTATATATTACAAAAATAAATAGATATGATATAACAGGTATTATAACAAATATATTATTAACGAAAGAATTAGAAATAGGTGATGTAATTATATTTAATAAAACACATATTAATGAGATATCTGATAAACCATATTCATTGAATGATATGATTATTTCAAGAGAAAAAATACAAAATAATCCATTTACTAAATATTTTCAGACTCTGAGTACAAATTTTTAATTTATAAATAATTATAAAAACAAAATATCATATATAATTAAAATGAATTTATCAACTGATAGTAATATATTAAATGTTCATAAATTACCATCACCAACTGATTTAATAACACAATATCCATTAGATACAAATGATTTGTATTTTATCAATAATTCTAGAAAAATTATTCAAAATATTTTAGCAAATGAAGATAATCGATTATTAGTAATTATTGGACCATGTTCAATTCATGATTACAAATTGGCAATAGATTATGCACAATATATTAAACAATTTCAATATGATAATCCAAATTTATATATTGTTATGCGAGTATACTTTGAAAAACCTAGATCAAGACATGGATGGAAGGGATTTATTTATGATCCTGATTTAAATGATACATTTAATATTAATAAGGGTCTTGAATTAGCAAGAAAATTATTGTTAGAATTAACAAAATTAGAAATACCAATTGGATGTGAATTTTTAGATACAATTACACCACAATATTTAGCTGATTTAGTATCATGGGGTGCTATTGGAGCAAGAACTAGTGAGAGTCAAATACATCGTCAATTAGCATCTGGTTTATCAATGCCGATTGGATTTAAAAATTTAACAGATGGTGATTACAAAAAAGCAATTGATGGTATACTCTCTGCAAGATTTCCGCATCATTTTTTAGGTATTGATTATAATGGTAGTGCATGTCATATTTCAACAAAAGGTAATCCAAATAGTCATTTAATATTACGGGGAGGTAAAAAACCAAATTATTATCAAGAAGATTTGGAAGAAATTATGAATGAATTAAAAAAGGAAAATATCCAAACAGGAATTATAATTGATTGTTCTCATGGAAATAGTCAAAAAGAATATTTAAAACAAGTATTAGTAGCATGTTCTATTAATAAATTAATGACAATAAATAAATATAATATTAAAGGTGTTATGATTGAATCGCATATTAATCCTGGTAGTCAAAAATTACAATTAAATAAACAATTAACATATGGTGTTAGTATAACAGATGGATGTATTGATATAATAACGTCAAATACAATATTAATGATGTTAAATAATAGTAAAATTACACAGATATTTGATAATATTACGGATATAAGATCATATTTGTATTATTTTGAAAATCCTATATTAAAATTATATAATAATGAATTTTATAATGATCCAAGTGATCAAAGTGTATATACAAATAATTATAAAAATAATATTAGTCATTTATTGACAGATAACGTGAGATGTCCAAATTCAAATATTATTATTAATGTAGATGATGAAATATTTAATATTACACAAAATCCATTAATAATGTGTTTTATTCATAAACGATTATCACTAAGTGAATTAGTAGCAGATGTAAAATTTAATATTAACCCGTATGAATTTTTATTAAAAAAGAATGATTTTTATAAATTAGTAACTGATCGGTATGTAGAAAGAGGTATATTACAGCGAATTAATTCAGATTATAAATTAGATAATTTAGAAAATAATTATGATTTTTTTATTAAAATTATGGAATTAAGTAAGCAAATACAATCGAAGTATTTAGAAAAATATATTCAAACTATTAAAATTGGATATATGGGTAATCAAGCAACATTTTCCTATGAAGTTATCTCAAATTATTTTAATGGATTACATATTAGTTGTGAATCAGTTGAAGATATATATAATAAATTAAATAAGAATAGTATTCAATTTGGATTAGTACCAATATATAATTCATTAATTGGTTCATTATTTATGATTCCTAATAATTTTAAATCAATTGGTACGATCGATCATAAAATTAAATTAGCATTATTTGCAAATAACAGTAATATTGTAATTAAAAATAATGACAATTTGGTTTTATATGTACAAGAAATAGTGTATAAAGAAGCCAAACATTATATTGAGAATAATTTTAAGAATGTTAAAATTATACTATGTAAAACAACAGAAGAATCATGTTTAAAATGTATACAAACAAATAATAGTATTACAATTGCATCAATTAACAATCAATGTAACTTTTTATATTTAATAGATACAAATATTGTAGATCATAATGTAACAACATTTAGTATAATTAAAAAAGTATAATAAAAAATTAAATATATATATCTAAATTATAATGAATAAATATAATTTAGATAATCCATTATTATTATTATTTTATGATAAACATGTACCTAATTTACAAGATGAAAATTTAATTCGATTACAAAAAGACAAAATCAAAAATATTATTCAATTTGATACATATCCAAAATTATATTTATATAATCCAGATACAAAAATATTTACAGATATAAATATAAATAATAAAATAAGTGGAGGTAAACCAGAATACACACCAGAATATTTTCCAGAACATAATGATAAAATATTAATCGATGAAGTTGGTAAATATTCTATTAGTAAACCTGGTAAAGCAAAACTAATAGCAAATATAATTTATCAAAATATGCATACAAATAATATAACAATAACTGAAGGTATGTCAAGTGTTGGTGGTGATACATTAGCATTATCAAAAAAATTTAAAAAAGTAAATGCAGTAGAATTAGATAAAACAAGATTTGATTATTTACAACATAATATGAAATTATTTAATAGAAATAACATTGAATATTATAATGAAAGTTATTTAGATATATTCAAAAAATTAAAACAAGATGTTATTTATTTAGATCCACCATGGGGTGGTCCTGAATATAAAAATTTAAAAACAGTAAAAATAACATTAGGTGAAACAAAATTAGAAGATTTGTGTGAAGATATAGTAAAGAATAAATTATGCAAATTATTAGTTTTGAAGCTACCTTATAATTATGATATAGAAGAATTTAAAAAATATAATATTAAAACCCATGATTTACGAAAAATACTTATTTTAATAATAAAAAATAATTAAATATATAGTATATGGAATATATATTTAATGAAATTATACCAACATATTGGAAACAAGGATATTTCTATCTTGGTAATCAAAAAAGAATTGCAACAGTTACAGATGTTAAATTTTTATCTGATGATAAATTAATAGTAGCTCATCGAGCAGCTGCTAAATTATACTTGGTAAAAATAAATAATGATACATATGAAATTATAGATAGTATATTATTAAAAATAAATGATAGTTATTTTCATCCAGATTTAATTAGTATCCAAAATAATAGAATATATATGACTGCATACACAAATATGGCATGTTTAGTTGATATTATAGATAATAAATTAAATATTGTAAAATTAATGAAAATTGATGAATATGTTCAATATCATGGATGTTTAGTTGTGAATAATTTAGTTTATTTTGGTGGGATTAAAAGTAGTAATAAGAATACACCATTAACAATATATAATTATGATACAAATCAAATTATAAATATTAAAACAAATTATAATAGAAGAATAAAAACAATTCAAGTAATAAATAATAATAATATATTATTAGGTGTAGATACGAATATTTCTGACTCAACTATCTTTGATTCATGGATTATGTATTATAAATTACATAATAATAAATTATTATTATTAGATTCAATATATATTAAAAATGCCCAAATAGATGGATCAATGATATACAATAATTATTTTTTTATGACATTACATAGTGAAATTTATAAATGTGGATATATATATATTGGATCATTTACTGATACAAATATAAAATTTATAAAAAAAGTACCATGTAATGATTTTCCACATGGTATAGATATTTATAATAACAAATTAGCATATACATCATATACGAATAGTTCTGTAATGGTACATTCGTTAGATGAATTTATAAAAATTGATTAATTATAAAGTTAAAATTATATAATTAATCAAATAATAACTCAAATGCAAAACGTTACTATTTTAAACCAACCATTTGAAGGTGAATTAGAAACGAACTATCTATTTGAATTAGATGATTTTCAGAAACATTCTTATAAATTAATCAACGATAATTTAAATATACCTAAAAATATATTATGTTGTGCACATACAGGTTCAGGTAAATCAATGTTAATAGAGTTTTGTCTATTACGTGCTCATGAATTAAAGAAAAAAATAATTTGTTGTAACCCTATTAAAACACTTAGTAACCAATCCTTTTATGGATTATCTAAAAAATTTCCAGATATTTCAATTGGATTAATAACGGGTGATCATAAATGTAATCCAGATGCAGATTGTATTATCATGACAACCGAAATTTTGTGTAATTTATTAATATATAAAACATTAAAGTACGATGATTTTGAAATCAATAATTTAGATTTTAATGATTTCTTTGCAGTAGTATTTGATGAAGTTCATTACATTAATGATGTTGAAAGAGGAGGTGTATGGGAAAAATGTATTATGAATATGCCGAAACACATTAATCAAGTAATGTTATCGGCAACGATAGATAAACCTGAAAATTTTATTAATTGGGTTTATACATGTAATAATAATCCAAGTTATTTATTAACGAATGAAAAACGAGTAGTACCGTTACATTTTAATTATTCGTATTGGGTAAATAATAGTAAGTTAAGTAAAGAATTAGAAAAATACAGTAGTAAAATAAATACATTTACAGAATTTACGTCTACTTCTACGAAAGTAAAAGAAATAGATAGAATGCATTGTCTTAATATGGATAGTTTAAATAAATATTTTGTGGATGTAAGAGTAAATTATACTTTTATTATCAATGAAATATGTAAGCAGTTACAACAAAAACACATGACACCTGCAATATTTTTTATATTTTCAAAAAAAAAGTGTATGGAAATTGCAAAAAGTATTAGTACATCTTTTAATGATTACAATGAAGGAACAGAAGTAGGTAGATTATTTGATTATTATTTATCAAAATTAGAGCAAAAAGAAGCGTATAAAAATTCACAACAATACAATATTATTCGAGATTTAGCCATCAAAGGTATTAGTGTACATCATGCAGGATTAATACCTGTGTTTAAAGAAATTATTGAGATGTTATTTTCAAAAAATTTAATTAAAGTATTGTTTGCAACAGAGACATTTGCAGTTGGATTAAATATGCCAACAAAAACAGTTATTTTTACAGATATATATAAATTTGATAATAAAGGTAAACGAAGATTGCATACACATGAATTTATTCAAATGAGTGGTAGAGCAGGTCGTAGAGGTATTGATACAACAGGATATGTAATTATAGTACCTCAATTATTTTCGGAAGTAACACCTGCACCGGAATTAAATAATCTAATTTTTGGTGGTTCACAAAAAATTAGTTCAAAATTTAATATAGATCATGATTATGTATTAGAACTAATTGAAAATAAACAATTAGATAATATAGAGAATAATATATGTAAGAGTTTATTAAGTACTGAAATTCAAAATGAGATAACAAATATAGATCAAGAAATAGTAAAATTAACTGAGAAAGTAAATAATTATAAGTTTGATAATTTAGTATTATTTCAAGAATATGATAATTTAAATAATCAATTAAATGGTATGATTAAACCATCGAATAATATTATGAGAAAAATATTACAAAAAATAAAAGAAATGAAAGTAGATTTATCGTTTATGAAAGATATTGATAAATACAATGAATATATGGATTATAAGAAAAAATTAGATGATGCATTACTATACAAAGAAGATACTATGAATTATGTAAAAACGAATATAGAGAATCAAATAGTATTATTAGAAAAAGCGAATTTTATAGAAAATAATACATTAACACAAAAAGGGTTAATTGCTCGAAAAATTAAAGAAATTGATTCATTGGTAACAACGAATATTTTAGTGTCAGATTTTGTCGAAGGGTTATTCTTTCAGAAAAAGATAAAGAAAATCATTGCATTATTTACATTGTTATGTGATGGCAAAGACGATGACTATATCGAAATATCAGAAGAGCATTATGATATTTTAACATTTTTACGGAAGCAAGAAATATTAATTAATCGAGAATTAATGGAACCAGTATTAGATTGGTATGAAGGTAAACATAGTCGAGAAATTAGTAGTATGTATGGAATACATGAAGGTGATTTAATTAAGACATTAAATAAGTTAATACATATATTAGAAGATATAAGTCAAATATTTTTGATGATAAATAAAGTGGAATATATTGATATTATTACACATATTAAATCAAAATTAAATAGGGATATAGTAATTATAGAATCATTATATTTGAAAATTGCATAATTTTTTTTATTAATTATAATTATGAAGAATTATATATTTGGTATTATATTATTAATATTATGTACAATGTATATTTCATGTGATATGGAAATTAGTAATTTTAGTAATTCATATACTATACCAAAAATAGTATGGTCTCATTGGGGATCAGATAATTTTGAAAGTATGCCATTATCTATAAAACAAATAGTGAATGATAGAAATAAAAAATTAGAAAGTAAAAATTGGAGAGTAGTAATGTTGAATAATAATAATGTTAAAGATTATATTGATAAAAATGAGTATCCACCTAAATATAATACGTTAACAGTACAAGCACAATCAGATTGGTTACGTTTAAAATTATTGCAAAAATATGGAGGTTTATGGATAGATGCAGGTATAATTATTAATGATATTGATGCATTTGAAAAAATGTATTTAGATAGTATTACTAAACAAAGTGAATTAACAGGATTTTATTTAAAAGATAGAATATCAAATGATGATCCAACTACATATATTGAAAGTTGGTATATAATGGCACCATTAGAAAGTAATATAATTAATTTATGGTTAGAACAATTTGAAAAAGCAATTGATATTGGATTTGATACATATTTAAATAAAGTAATTAGTACAGGTTATCAGAATAATGGTATATTAGAATTTGGTACGTATTTAATGATACATTTATGTTTACAAATGGCGTTAAAAGAAATGAATAATATGCCGAATGTATTATTGTATAATTCAGAAGATACAATGTTTAAATTACATGTAGATTGTAAATGGGTAAATGAATGTGTTAAAAATAATTTAAAATATAATAAAGAAGTAAAAAAGATACCATATATTAAATTAAGAGGTGTTGATAGAATTGATGACATGGTAACATATTTTGCAAATTAATTATTAATTTATTTATTTGAAAAATAATTATTTATATGTAAAATAAAATTTATTTTCATTAATTACAGCATGTTTATCCATCCATTTTTGGATTGTAGTATAATTTCTATCAAAAGTTTTTATTAATTGATAATTATATGTATTACTATTAATAAAACTATCTATTTTATCTGCATCTATTACAATATTTGTATTAACTCTATCTTTTAATGGATATAATGCAATTTCAGGTGGTCCTATTGTATTTACTTTATTTTGAATAAATTTTGTATATTTTGTATATTTTTCTTTATTTTTATTAAAATTTTTTATAGTTTCTGCAGCATCAGTAATAGCGGTACTAATCCATCCATTTACATTATTATGTTTATTTAAAAAATTATTTGTAAAACAAGGATCATAATATCTACCTTTAATAGAAGGTAGAGCTAGTTCGGAAGAACTACCTTTAATTTCGATAGAAGGTAGAGCTAGTTCGGAAGAACTATTTTGTTTTATTAATTTATTATCTATCTTATCACAACTAATCATAATATCATTTTTAGAATATTTAATTCTACGAGTATATTTGTAGGTTGATATTAATGACACATTTATTATATCATGTGTCGTTACATATACGTATAATTTATTAAAATTACTAAACCATTTTGGTATTAAATCTACTATGTAAGGTGAAAAATAAAAGAATACATTTTGTTGTGGATAAATTACATATTTTTCAGTTACATATGTATCATTTTCATATTTGTTACCTGGTAATGGTATACCAACAAAATCAGTTATTTGATCTAATACGACTCGAAATAATAATGTATTTTTAGGTATAATAATAACAGGTATATCGGTATTGGGTAAGGTATAATTTGGTTTGGTTTTTATTATTGTTAAATCTGTATTTGTTTTATTTTCTTGTTTCAAGTTATTTAGTATAAATTTACCTGGTGATATATATTTTATAGAATAATTTGGATATTCATTACACAATAAAATATATGAATTTAAAATAGGTATATTTTTTACATTTAAAATTTCAGATAATTGGTGTATAAAATAAAATATATCAAAACTAGGATTAAATATATTAACATCTCTTATATACCAAATATATTTTTTTAAATTATTTATTATTTCAGGTTGCTTACCATGTACATATTTATTATTCATGTCAGTATTATTGATATCATATATAGTAAAATCATGATTATTTAGTTTAAAAATAGTACTTGTAGCAAAATCAATTAGAACGGGTGTTACATTATATGACTTGATAGTATATGTTTTATTTTGAAAAGTATAGTGAATATTTTCATGGGGATAATGTTTGAGTAAAATATTACTAAGATGTAAATCTTTGTGCATAAATTGATATTTCTCTTGTAAGATTGCAAATATTAAAAATAGTTGAGTGCATAGAGTATTTATTTTATTAGTATCTTGTTTATTTTTAGTAATATATTCTTTTATTGTCATGGGTATGTTTTCCATAATAAGTATTTGGTTTGTATTATTAAAATAATAATTATGTATTTTGACAATGTTATTTGGTAGTTCTTTGTGTAAGATATTATTAATGATTATTTCTTTAGGAAATTTTCCTAAATCTAATGTATTTTTAGTTAATATATATTTTTTTTGTTCACTAATACGTTTGTCAAATTTGGTAAAATATTTTTTGGTTTGGTATAGTTCAATATCACGATTAACATTAATATTAACTTTTTTAATACCGGGTATATTTTTAATAGTTTTTTCTTTTTCTTTTATTTTATCATCAGATAAATAATGAGTGTATATCTTTTGTAAGATATTTTCCATTATATTTGTTACATAAATTTATTTTTATGTGACAAATTAATTAAATTATATTATTTTTATAATAATTTAATCATATGTTAGTCTTGTTACTGTAAATGTATATATATCATTACCATCATTCCATAATGTAACCCATGCATAGTCATTTTGCATATTTAATTTTATTGCTGATTTAGTATTATAACCAATAACAAGGTTCCTCTCAAGTCCTGCTATAGTATAGCCATTTCCAACAAAATCGGCTTTGTATTTTGCATGAGAAAAATAAAATGTGGTAGTTATCGATCTATTATTTCCGTCACCGGAACCTATATTTAATGCAGTTGCATTATATAATCCTGGACCTGGTAATATTACTCCATTCATTTGATTACTCCATTTATTTTCCTGATATAATATGTTTGTTTTATTTCCTGTTAATGTACCCCCTATATTGAGAGTACCAGATATATATGTATTACCACGAATATAATTATTTCCATCACTATTTGGAAACCAAGTTTTCATATCTCCTGATCCTGCAGGTGTACTAGTAGCACCATTGCATGAGATACCACTGCAATTTACTGTCGATAAATTACCATTACCACTTAGTACATTTAATGCACCACCATCTGTAGGTTGTAATAATGTGTTAAGGTAACCTCCATGTTGTAGACTTAGCCACTTAGCATTTACTGTTAATGAACCTTGATTTCCAGGTGGTCCGCCACTTCGAAATGTCATATTTTTTTCATTAGTATCAGCGGCAGTACCAGTTTTATATATACCGTCGTATGCTATTCCAATACCTTGAGTTTTGTTGGGATGCATAATTGTTATAAGATCTCCTCGGTTATAAGCTATACCTAGATCAGGAGTCGTTATATTTAATTTACCTGTAATATTAATAGTACCATTAGTATTTATAGTACCAGCACCGCTATAACCTGGTGTAATATTATTACAAGAAATAGTAGAATTTGCTCCATTAAATCCAACTTGCTTTGTCCAAGCATATTCAGTACCTGTACTTCCCAATATTACAATTTCTCCACTACCATTATTCCAAATAGTAAAAGTATTTTTTGCAGTCTCAATTGGAGTATTACCTGATTTAATATGAGTAAAGAATGGTCCAGTTGTAGTTGACTCGATAATACCATTAACTTTTAAATTACCATTAACCGCCATATTACCAGTAACAGTCAAATTACCAGGATTAGTCAATGTACCATTACCATCAACTAATTTTTGTGCAACTTTCGCCAATGTAACAATCGATGAAACAGGTACTAAAGAAGGATCAAAGGTTTCGGGTTCCGATGATTGACACATATTCATAAAAGAATTTATGATAAAGTATACGATGAATATTGCTAATAAAAAGTAAATAAAATGATTTGTATTTAATTCATTTACTTTTGTTGTTTCCATTATATATATATATATAACAGTATTTTATTTTTAAACTATATATTTATATTTTATAAAAATTGATTAAAATAGTATATAATAATTAATTAATATATTCTATAATAATTAATTTACATGAAACTTTTAATTGTCGAATCACCAGGTAAGATTAAAAAATTATCTGCGATATTGAAAGATGATTATTTAATTAAAGCATCTGTAGGTCATATTCGTGATTTAGATAAAAAAGGATTATCCTATGATGAAACTACTTTTGAACCTACATACAACATTTTATCTGATAAAACCGAAATTGTAAAAAATTTAAAGGAAGCAGTTAAAAAATCAAGTGTAATTTACTTAGCGAGTGATCCTGATAGAGAAGGAGAAGCAATATCTCAAGCACTCAAAGATGTCTTAAAATTAACTACATATCATCGAATAACATTTAATTCAATTACTGCAACTGCCATAAATCAAGCAATTGAATCAACTAGATTAATTAATGACGAATTAGTTCAAGCACAAGAATGTCGTAGAATTCTAGATCGAATGCTTGGTTATAAAATATCACCAATATTAATGAAAAAATATGGTATGGGTGCATTATCTGCAGGTCGGGTACAATCAGTTGTAGTTCGTATCTTAACTGATTATGAAAATACTATAGAAACTTTTATACCAGAATCTGAATTTAATGGTCATGCAACTACTACTATCAATTCTAAAAAAATAAATTTATCAATGTATTACAAAAATAAATTATTTCGAGGTGATGAAAAAGATGCCAAAAAAATATTGGAAAAATTAAAAAATAGTAAATTTGAATTAAGCGATTTACATGAAAAAACACGAGAACAAAATCCACCACCACCTTACATTACATCAAGTTTACAACAAGATGCATTTAGTAAATTAAAATATAATTTACAACACACAATGAAAGTAGCTCAAACATTATATGAAGCAGGTAAAATTACATATATGCGTACGGATTCACCTTTCATTGCCAAAGAAGCAGTTACTTCTATTAAAGAAGAAATTACAAAAAAATATGGAGAAACATCATATAAATATCGTGAATATAAATCTAAAAATGCTAGTGCACAAGAAGCTCATGAATGTATTCGTCCTACTCATATAGAAAATGATACAGATGATAATAGTTTATATATGATGATTTGGAAACGAACTATTGCGTCTTTAATGCAACCTGCAAAATATCAAGTATTTCAAATTACTGTCACTACTGATGATCCAAATATTACATTTAAAGGTGAAATTGAAAGATTAGATAATCCAGGTTTTTTACTTGTATATAATCAAGCTGCTGAAGATACAATCAGTTTAGAAAATAGTAAGAAAAGTTTAAAATTAAAAGATATTAAAACAGAAGAAAAAATATCTTCTCCACCATCTAGATATACGGAAGCATCCTTAGTAAAAGATTTAGAAAAATTAGAAATAGGTAGACCATCTACATATGCTACTTTAATTACAAAAATTAAAGATAGAAAATATGTAGAAGAAAAAGATCATACAGGTAAAAAATATGATCAAAAAACATTTAAATTAATTAGTAATGAAATTATAGAGGAAACAAAAGAAATAGTATTAGGTAAAGAATCAAAAAAATTAACACCAACATCTTTAGGTAAAAATATTACGAAAATATTGATTGAATTATTTCCTATTTTTATGGATACGAATTTTACAGCACAAACAGAACAAGTATTAGATGATATTGCAAATGGAAAGAAAAAAAAATTACCTGTTTTAACTGAATATTGGAATATATTAAAAAATTATTTAGATAATCTATCTGCAATGGTAATTACAAAAGCAAGTCCAAATATGTTAGGTGAATATAATAGTGGTAAAATATATATTGTAACTACTCGATATGGTGATGCAATTAGATATGATGTAGGTAAAACAAAAAAATATATTAATATAAATGATACGAATTTAACATTAGAGGATGCAATTAATATAATTAGTAAAAATAAAAATGGTAAAGTTGTAATAGAAGAAGAAAAAGGTGATTTAATAGGCGAGGATAAGAAAAATAATAAATATTATAAAACAGTTGCTAAATATGGTCCTGTTATTAAAAAAATAAGTGGGGAAAATATTGAATATAGAAATATTAAAGGATATAAAAAAGAAATAACACTCGAGTTAAGTTTATTATTATTTACATATCCTAAAAAAATAACGAATACAATAAGTCTCAATTATAATTTAATAAAAGATTCTTATTATTTAAAAGAAGATAAAAAATGTATTAATTTTCCAAAAGATAATTTGGAATATACTGATGAAGAAATAGTAAATTATTGGAAAAGTAAAGTGTAATTATTTATAAAACAAAATATTCATCGATACGACCTTTTCGTAAATATGATTCATCAATATCATCCATTGATTTTTTTGGTTCATTTGATGTTAATATTAATATAACATTTTCATAAAACATCATATCATCCATAAATCTATTAAATGTTATTTTATCATGTACTAATATTGGAATATCTTTATGACGAATAACACCATCAGTTATTTTTCGGATTAATATATTTGCTTCATCTAATACAATAATTACAGGTTTTTCAGACGTTGGTTCTAAATCTCTAACTAATTTAATCATTGTGTCACCGGGATCAGTTGGATTAAAAGTTCTACATAATTTAGCATTTAACTCTTTTGCGAGTAAAAATCCAATCATACTTTTACCAGTACCAGATTCACCTGAAATAAAAACAGATGTTCTTTTTTCCTTCTTATATAATCGAATAATAGATTCAAGAATACTTTTTTGTTGAAGTTTTGGATTATATTTTGTCATATTAAATCTTCGTTTTTCATAATAGGAATTATAAAAATTTCCCATACGTTCGTATATTAAAATATTTGAAGTTTGATTAAAAGTATCAATAACAATACTTTGTAATAGAATAGTATTTTGGAAATTTTTATGATCATTCTCGACAAGAGTTTTAAATATTTTATGTGTTGTATATAATTGTAATTCTCGTTGTTGTTCTTTATTATTAATACTATCAATATACATACCGCAATATTTCCAACCTATAAAAATACCCATTGGTTTAATTTTTCCGCATTCGTACATTGTTACTGTACTAGTGGTTGTTTCTTCTAATAATTTAATAATTTCTGTAATTTTTACAGGATCATTTTTGATAACAAAATAACCATATCCAAACAATTTCAATATGAATATTGGTATAATCCAACAAATATCTTTAATATTCATTAATATTGTTGATAATGTACCGCCAATGAACAAACCACCAAATAATGTATTCATGATAATAAATTTATTAATAAAATATATATTTACTACTGTAAATATATATTTTTTCAATTTTAGATGGTTCTTATTGGAGTTTGTAATTAAATTATTATTTTCATATCAAAGTGGTAAAAATCAAAATAATAGTATAAAAAAATATTTATAGAGAATAAATAATGAGTAATTCTAATAATCATTTTTCTAAATTATTATCTTTTTTAAAAGAGCATCGTGTTGAAAGTGGATCACAATCAACACATACATCTCTTTTTAATCCACTTGGAGTCTTTTTCATTGATGAGAAAGAAAATACAAAATTTTGTAGACTCTACCGGAATGCATTAGAAGACAATGCAGATTTACATTTAACAGAAAAACACAAATCTTTTGGGCCAATTGTTGTAGATATTGACATGAAATATACTGTGGAATTACCTAATGTTCGAATATATTCTAGTATTATTATAGAATTAGTACGTTTATATATACAGGTAATTGAAAAATATTTGGTAGTAAAAGATGAAGAAATGTTAGCATTTGTATTTGAAAAAAGTGCACCTACTCAAAAGGAAAAAGAATTTAAAGATGGTATTCATATCATGTTTCCTAATATATGTGCAATCAATCAATTACAACATATAATGCGAAAAGATTTTATAAATCAAGTAAATGCATTAGATTTATTTAACAAATTACCATTAATTAATGAAGTCGATGATATTGTAGATAAAGCAGTTGTAGAAGCAAATAATTGGTTAATGTATGGAAGTAAAAAACCAAATTCGAATAAATATATTTTAACACGAATTTACAATAGAGATTTGGAACAACAAGATATTGATGAATTCAGTCAAGGAGATTTATTAGAGATTTGTAGCATACGTAAATTCAATGAACATCAATTAACACAATACAAAGAAGGTTATTCTACAGATGAAATTATAAGAAGATATGAAGATTCTCAAAAACCCAAACAAATTGAAGGTATGGGTGGTATGGGTAGAACTACATCTGTTACTTTAGATGATTTACGTCGTGTTAAAAATTTAGTTAGTTTACTTAATATATCTCGTGCAGATGAATATCAAGAATGGTTACAATTAGGATTTTGTTTATATAATATTGATACATCATTATTAAATATCTGGATAGATTTTAGTAGACAATCAAAAAAATTTAAAGAAGGTGAATGTGAAAAATTATGGAATATTAATTTTCATAATAATGATTTTACAATTGCATCTCTTTATAGGTGGGCAAGAGAAGATAACAAAATTGCATTTATTAAATTTTTAGAATCCGAAGTATCAGAAATTATTAAACAAAGTATTAAATCACCATCATTTGGTACATCATATGATGTTGCTAAAGTAATATATCAATTACATCGATTTGATTATATATGTGCATCATTAAAACACAATGAATGGTATGTATTTAAGGGTCATCGATGGGAACCTGAAGAAAATGGGTATTCATTAAATAATATTATTAATGAAAAAATATATGATGAATATTTAAAAGTTTCTAATTTGTATCATCAAATTGCATTAAATGCATCTGGTAAGGATAAAGATACTTTGATTGAATTACAAACAAAAACATTAGCTTTTGCTACTAAATTACATACAACAAAATTTAAAAAAGATATTATTGCTGAATGTGCAATATTATTTTATGATCGTTTATTTTTTAATAAATTAGATGAAAAACGTAATTTACTAAGTTTTGAAAATGGTATATTAGATTTAGATAATATGAAATTTCGGGATGGGTATCCTGAAGATTTTATTACTTTTAGTACTAAAATTAATTATTTTCCATATGATCCTAATAACAATATTATCAAAGAAGTTGAAAATTTCTTTGTAGATATTTTACCTGAAGAAGATATTCGTACCTATGTATTAAAATATTTGGGTATTTGTTTACAAGGTCATGTACCCGATGAAAAATTTTATATTTGGACAGGTGGTGGCGGTAATGGTAAATCTTTAACAATTAAATTATTATTAGATTCATTAGGTGATTATGGTACAATTATTCCTGTTTCGTTGTTAACACATAAACGTGCAGCATCAAATGTTGCATCACCAGAATTAGCAAAATTAAAAGGCAAACGTTTTTGTGTTTTCCAAGAACCTGAAAATAACGATGTAATTCAAGTTGGTCTGATGAAAGAATTAACTGGTAATGATAAAATACAAGCACGTGCATTATATGGTGCACCCATTGAATTTTATCCACAATTTAAAACTCTTTTAGCTTGTAACAAATTACCTGAAATTCCTTCAACTGATGGTGGTACATGGCGTCGTATTCGTGTCGTACCATTTGAAATGCGATTTACAGATACAGTTGTTGAACCAAATGATCGTAAAAAAGATCCTGATTTACGTAGAAAGATGGAAACGTGGAATCAAGCATTTATTAGTATATTAGTTGAATATAATAAAAGATTTAAACAAGAAGGTAATGCAGAACCATTGAAAGTTAAAGAACACACATTAATGTATCAACAAAATAGTGATTTAATATTAGAATATATTAATGATAATTTGGAAGATGGTCCTGCCTATAAAATTTTAGCATCTGAACTCTATGATAACTTTAAATTTTGGTGTACTGATAGTAAAAATATTAAAGTTGCATTTGATAGAAAAGGATTTGAAACAGAAATCGGTAATAAAAAAGGTGTTCATGTTAATGGTAAATTTAATGGTTTTAAATTAAAAGATAAAATAACAGATAATTTGGATCCAATTTAAATATTTAGTTTAAAAATAAAATACTGTTATATATATATATAATGGAAACAACCAAAGTAAATGAATTAAATACAAATCATTTTATTTACTTTTTATTAGCAATATTCATCGTATACTTTATCATAAATTCCTTTATGAATATGTGTCAATCATCGGAACCTGAAACTTTTGATCCTTCTTTAGTACCTGTTTCATCGATTGTTACATTGGCTAAAGTTGCACAAAAATTAGTTGATGGTAATGGTACATTGACTAATCCTGGTAATTTGACTGTTACTGGTCAATTAAATGTAGGTAATACGTCAACATTGTCTGCTAATGCAAAACAATATGGCACTATATGTACAGGACCTAATGGTAGAATATACACTGGTGATGGTAACACTGGATATGTATGTACACAAACGCTATCATTGCAAAATCCAGCATCAGGAATAGGTTTGAATACACAACTGGTTTGTGATGATAAAGGTGGATTAAAGATTTGCGATGGAAATGGTAATGTAACTGGAAAGTTAGAATGTGCTAAATTACTTGTTACAGGTGACGTAGGTTTCAATGGTTCAATGAAAATGCGTTCAGGTATATGGCATACTTCATCTAATCATTCAGATGGAATACAAAATCCAATAAACCGTATACAATTTGATTATTGGGATACAACAGGTGATTGGTCTAAACAAAATTCAGGTCATACACGTTATTATAGTGGAAGTGGAGTACATATATTTGGCGTAGGACAAAATGGGACTGAAGGTACTCCTATACGTATAGGAGGTCCTGATCGTAAAATAGAGTGTGGTCTAATATTGTCGACATCAGGATTTCCATCAGGGGGGGGTTGGATAAAAACTAATAGAATGTTACAAATTTCAAATATTGGTAGTGATGCTAAGAATATACAAATGAGTTGTGATGATAATCATGTATTAAAGATAAAAAATGGAAATGATGCTAATGCTAGTATAAGTTGTGGTAATATAAAAATGACACCACCTAATTCTAATAATTGGGATTATATGTATGAAATGAAAAATACAGGTGCAATTAATGCTAATGCTAATTTACTTGGCAGTCCTAATAGAAATGACAGTGCATTTATGAATTGGTCAGGTATTTCTGGAACTAATAATTCACTTCTTGCTGCTAACAAATTTGATTGGATATGTCCAGAGAGTGGTTTGTGGACAATTTCATATTATGCAGAAGATTCTAATCTTGCTCATAATGCTATATGGAATGTTACACAAAATATAATGATTGGTATAGGTTTAACTACAACAACTGTTCCAATGTATGTAAATGATGTTATACGAGCCGGTGGATTATGGACTAGTGGTATGTATAATATAAGTTATGGGTTTTTATATTTTAAAAAAATTTTATTATTCAATTAACAAATATAATGAATGAATATTTTACAAAAAATATTCACTTATTATTTATCTGACAATAATCACAATAAAAAAATATATAATTTATTCTGATTTATTGGATGGATATTGTTTATGATATGCAGTATATATACCTAATATTATTATTAAAATTATAAAATATGATGCAATACCAGTAGTATTTGTAAAAAAATATGTTTTTGGTTCAACTTGGTCAACTTTTTCAACTATTTTATTATCTTTGCTAGTCATATTATAAAAATATATTATTATTTTTATAATATTTTATTTTCTATTTCTATATGTTATCTTAGGTGTGTTACTTTTACTCATAAACATCATACCAAGACAAAGAATTAACATAATTGCAATTACTGCAATACCAACATAAATAAGTGGATTATCCCAAATATTTTCTGGTGTTGCTGCAGGTGGAGTATTATAATAATCAGGTCCTGTTGGTTCTGCAGGTTTAGGTTTAACAGGTTTAACAGGTGCATTTTGTGGAATAAATGGTTGAGCATTACAATCACTTTGGTTAACCATCATCGCATATCGGTCCATTGGTTCAGCAGATCCATCTGATCCAACAATTAATGGTGCAAATGGTCTATTGGGAAAGTATTGTAATCCACATGTAGATGGAGCATCAACTGTAGGTAATTGAATTAATGTATATATATATTTAATTGTACTATTAAGAGTATTTGGTGGAGGACTTGTTACATTTTGAGAAATTTGTACACCACCGCATGTAGCAAGATTATCACATGCAGTTAATGCAGTTTGTAATTTACTTGAAGTAAACGCATCAGTACCAATAGTTAACGTATCAATAAATTGAAAATTTTGACTAGGATTACTTGGATCTTTTAACGGTACTAAAGTATTTTTCAAGACAATATTAGACATACTTATTAAATATAAATAATATTTGATATAAATAAATTATCTACGTCTAGAAGGTGTTTTCATAGTTGCTATATATCCAATTGTTATTAATAATACCATTACTACACATACAATGGCACCAATAACAAGTGGATTACTTATGATGTTTGGTTTAATTGCATCAGGTGGTGCATTATAATAATCAGGAACTGTAGCATTATTTTTACTTGGTGCAGATGTTATTTTATTTGGATTTGGTCTAGGTACATTTATATTACCTTGATTTGTAGGTGTTTTACACACAGATGGTTCATTTGCATATGCATAAACTAATTTTAAATAAGTGTATGATTTAGCATCACATGCTAAATTTTCTAAATCACCATTTGTTGGTTTTTTTATTAATTTATATGTATATGTTTGTAAACCAGATAATGCAACATCTTCTGCACTCATTGCATAATTATCATTTACAATTGTAATACCCCAACAATCATCATATCTAGCACATGTATCAAATGCTTTTTGTAATTCAATATATTGTATATCATCATATGTACCAATTTGACTACCATCAGAACCCATTTTAGGTAAACCAAATTGTTGTGAAAATTCTAAATTCGTATTAGGAGTAGTGGGATCTGGTAATGGTATAAATACATTTGGTTTTTTACCGGAACGAAGAATATAATCTGTTCGTTTAGTTCTTGCTGATGGTACATATGGAGTAGTTGGGGGAGGTGGTTCTGATGAAATACCGCTACCTGAAATAGAAGTATCTTTACTTGCACCTGTTGGTTTTTCAGGATCCCACATTCCACGTAATGGTATTGCTGTTAATACTTGTTGATCAAAATTTTCAACTTTATTTAAAAAATACGTATTTAATATATTTTTTAACATAATATATTAAATATTTTAAATTTAGATTAAATAATTAATTGATAATGATTGACCATTTGATGTTAAATAATTCGTAGATTTATACCATGTATATCCATCCAACGAATATGCAATACCTTCTAATCCTGATCCACATGCTATCCATAATTCCCCATTCCATATAATAGAAGTACACGAAGTTAATAATGCATGTCCATTTTTAGAAGGTAACCATGATATACCATTATCAATTGAATATGCAATAGTATTATTTCCAATACCACCTGCAAGCCAAATATTTTCATTATATGCAAAAGTTAAACATTTTTTAGTAATAATATTATTCCCACTCGGTGATGATGTCCAATTAATACCATCTGTTGAATACGCTATCATACCATATAAATCATTTTCATCTGCAGTTCCACCTGCTAGCCATATATTATTATTTGATTTTATTACTGAACATGAACCTTTGAATAATATATTTCCACTAGTAGATGGATACCAGAGTTTTCCATTATGACTATATGCGATTTTATTTATACCTGAACCACCTGCAACCCATAATTTATTTGAATATTTAATAGAATAACATACTTGATTAAAAATAGTATTTTCTGCAGGAAACCATTCTAAACCATCGTTTGAATATGCAATAGTATTATTATTGCTATTTGTATTTTCACCACCAATAACCCATATGTCATTATATTCAATTGCATTACAATAATTGTTAAATATATTTTTCTGAATAGGTATAGGAATCCAATTTATACCATCTTTGCTGTAAGCTATATTATTTTTATTTAAATTATGAATACCACCTGCCATCCATTGACCATTACTATATATTACAATATGACATTCAGTTAAAGCAGTATTACCATTTGAAGATGGTTTCCATGATCTACCATCATACGAATAAGATAATATACTTTGAGATAATAAACTACCACATACAATTATATATTTTTTTGTAGTAATATCTGAATTAAAAGATTCATGTATTAATGTGTAATAATCATTTAATGTATTCGTAAACATATATATACATATTATATTATTTCTGGTATGCACCCATCATATTTACAAAAATATCACCTTTTTTAATAATATTTAATAAATTATTAATATCATTTAAACTAGTTTTTTTGAGAATATTTATAATTTTAGATGGCATAATTTTATCATCATTTAATAACATACTACCAAAGAAATATAAATAATCTTTCGATGTTTGGAATGAAAATGATACAGTATTATCTAATGATTTTTTTGAATTTAAATATACAGTTTTATTAATTTTTTTTGTCATAATAAATAGTAAAATTAGTTTTAAACATTCTTTTATTTTATTTGGATCAGAATTAATTTTAATAAAAAATATACCACTATAATTATTATTAGTTTTAACTAATAAACTATCACTATTCACACCATAACATAACCCTTTTTTAACACGTAATTCATTAAATAAAATACTCATAAAATTACCTGTTAATATATGATTTAATAAAAATAGTTGTATTTTTTGTATTTCGGTAATTTCTTTAATGTAAAATGAAATTATCATTGTTGTTTGTGATGAATTTGAAATTTGTTTTAAAATCATTGTAGGTTCATTTTTTTGTTTTATAAATTGGATATCTTTTGTTTTTATACCACTGCGAGGATATTTATTAACTAATTTTTTAACATATGCAGATATAGTATTATAATTAATATTACCAACAACAACAAAAACAGAATTATCATAGTGATAATATGTATTAAAAAATTCTTTTAATACTTTAGAATTTATATTATTAAGTGAATCTACATTACCAATAATAGGCAATGCATAATTTTCATTTCTATTTTTAAATACATGTGAAAAAATAGTTTCAAAGAGTTGTTTTTTATAATTCATTTTATCACCATTCATTTCTTCAAATATGACTTGTCTTTCTGTTGTTACATCTTTTTCTATAAATAATGCTTGTGTAAATATCATGAATAATAAAAAAATTATATCTTTTGTTTGTGATGTATTACCATGACATTCGTAATATGTATGTTCTCTTGAAGTAGCTGCATTATATGAAATACCAAGTTCATCTAATTTATTTGTCATTTGTTTGGAGTATGTATTTTTTTTAAATAACATATGTTCTAAAAAATGTGAAATACCTCTATATTCATCTGGTTCATATGCACTTCCAATTTTTACAAAAAATCCTGCAGATGTTATATTGCTACATGGTAAATTTACAAATATACATTTTAAATTATTTATTTTTACAATATGAGGTTTAGGTAACCTATCCATATTATAATATTATATAAAAATTGAAAGATTAATTGAATTAAAATAAGTCAAATATATAAATACATATAGACATCTATTTTAGTTAAAATGGAAATTCAATCATTAGTAACACAGAGTCTATTAGAAGCAGCTGGACAAAGTCGCCTTCCTCCGATTATTAATATTAAAACAGAAGTGGTAGATGATAATCCTATTATGCAAATAATGGAATTTGCAGTATATGAACATATTCAAAAAATCATAAATTTCTCAAAGCAGTTACATGACAAAAATGTAAAAACAAAAATATTAGATAATATAATTACTATAATTAATAATTTTAGTTTTACAATAAAAACAAGTTTTATACGATTATGGGAAATTTATATTTTAAATAATGGTCAAGAAACTGAAACAAAAGAAATAATTAATAAGATATTGCCAAAAGTTGTTAATAAAAAGGTAATCAATTATATTGAAAATAATATTCGAACATCTGCTAAATTAACATCAATTATTAAAACTATATTAAATATTTCGCAAACATTTGATCCAATTTTTAAATCAGAAATTTTAAATAAATCAGAGCAAATTGCACAAGATAATACAAATCGTATTAATGAAAGATATACTTCTTTTTTAGATACATTTATGGAAGTAATTAATTACAATGAAAATAGTGAATTAAATATTTCACGATTTTTTAATAATGTTCGAAAAATTTCAGATGCACGTATTCGTAATCAATATTATAATATATTTTTGTTAAATAACATATCAAATATGACAATTAAAGTTGGAAAAGAATTACGACCTGTATCAAAACCTATTATAGAAAGTATATTTATACAAGTATATTTATATTTTATTAATTATGAAATTATTACAACAGTTGATCCACGTATTACAGAATATATACAATTAAAACAAATTAATTGGTTTTCATATCAAGTTACAGAATTACCAGATAAATTATATCCAAATTGGAACTTTAATATTAAAGGTTTTATATTAGATGATTGGCAAAAAGAAGCAATTAAAAAGATTGATCTTAAAAAAAATATTTTACTAAGTTTACCTACATCGGCAGGTAAGACTATTATTTCAACATATACAATTCGAAAGTATAAAAAGATTTGTTATATTGTACCAGCTGAAGCACTTGCATATCAATTGACAGGTATTATATTAGCATCATTAATTGATATTGAAAAGAAAGGAGAAGTTCCTAGAAATGTAAGACATGAAACTCCTTCTTTAAAGTATCAAAAATACGTTGATCGAAATGATGACATTATAGTTGCAACTCCGAAAGAACTATATGATCTTGTTACAAATAAAAAGATTAATCCACAATTTGATTATGTAATTATTGATGAGTTTCATAATATTAATTCAGAATGTGGTCATTATATTGAATATATATTAAAATTTGCGGGATATTATAAAATACCAATTATTTGTTTGTCTGCAACTATTCCTAATTATAATGCAGTATTAACATGGTTACAAAAAATCTTAGTAAATGAAGTATTTGGTGTATATGAAATTAAGAGATTTTTCAATCAAAAACGATTTGTGATTAAGAAAGATGAAAATATTAGGTTAGTACCAATTAATGTATTAGAAAACATTAATACTGTAACAATTCGTTCGCATGAATTTACGCATATTGGTTTGTATCCAAAAGAAATTTATAATTTATATCAAAAATTAGTAGATGTACCAAGGAAAGATGAAAAAGAACAAAAAATTGTAAAGTTAGATGATATGTTTAAATTAGAGCAGGATATTTTTAAATATCTTAAATCATTATCTGATGATAAATTAAATACGATTATTCAAGATAATTGCATATCAACTGATTCATTGTCAATATATGAATTGTACAAAGTGTTAAAAATATGTAAAGATACGCATAAAACACCAATGTTAGTATTTAAAATGGATTCACAAAAATGTATTGATATTTATCATAAAATGTTAAATATGTTACGAGAGTATCAATCAATAGTATATCCAGGATTGTATAATGATCAAGAAATTATACAAAAATTTTACGATACATGTAATTTATTAAATGCAAAAATTGAGTTAGGTAAGAAGGGTAATATAGAACTTGCACAAGAAAAAATCAAAATTGATATTTTTAGTAATCCTGCAGGTACAAGAGCTCAATTAATAGAATGTTATGATAATTTGATTAAAACAAAAATAGATGAAAATATATTAGCAAAATTTAATACTGATTATGGTGCAAATATTACAATAGAAGAAATTATACATTTGCGAACCAAGCATAAATCACACCAATTGAGTATTTTTGTTGATTATGATAAATTATATTTAAGTAATCGTTTTCAACCTCATTCTGATTGTAAATTAACAGATACAAGTATTACATATGATGATATGCGTAAAATTAAAAGAAGGATACAATCTGAAATTATAAAAAATATATTGATATCAGGTGGTAATATAAATTCTGCACCAAAAATCGATTATGAACATCCATTTTTAATTGGTATTGAATATGGTATTCTATGTTATAATGAATTATTAGACCCTGCATTTCAAAGAGGAACTCAACAATTAATTAATACAGGACATGCATTTATTACATTTTCGGATAAATCATTGGCAGTTGGTATTAACTATCCTATTAAAACTGTTATGTTATTAGGTGGATTAAAAGGAGAACCAATTGAAGAATTAGATAATACATTAGCACATCAAGCAGTTGGCCGTGCAGGTCGACGTGGATTGGATGCAGAAGGATTTATTATTTATTCAGGAATTAATATTAATAATTTATTAATACACAAGTATAAAGATGTTGTAAAGAATAGTAAAGAATTAATGCAATCAATTCTTACGAATGAATCAGAAGCATTTAAAAATTTTATAGTAAATGAAGAACGTCCTGTAGAAGAAGAAATTATATGGAAAGCAGATAAATATATTGATATTAATCATTTAGCAAGAATACAATTTTTTAATATTCATCAAAATAAAGAATTAAATACGACAAATGGTGTAACTAATGAAAATGATAATGAGGATGATATGGTAAATTTAGCAAATAAATATACAAATATTGATACAGAGAAAATACTGAATGATATTAAAGAAAATATTCGAAAACAAATAGAAAGATATATGTGTAAAGAAAATGTCGAAGAGGTTAAAAAAGAAATTGTACAAGATATTAAGCAAGAAATTGTACAAACTAATATAAGTAAATTGGATAAAGAATTAGATTCATGGGAAGATTTAATTGATTTATAATAAAAAATTAATTTATATATAATAAAAATTAATTTATAATTTATTATTATAAATGAATTTAATAGTAATATTAATAGTATTAATAATAATTGGATATTTGTATATAATAATTAATAATACTACTACAACCGATAATACATCAAGTGAATTAATATCACCATCTATTCCACCATCTATTCCACCATCAATACCTCCATCTATACCTCCATCTATACCTCCATCAATACCCCCATCTATACCCCCATCAATACCTCCATCTATTCCACCATCTATACCTCCATCTATTCCACCATCTATACCCCCATCTATACCACCATCTATTCCTCCATCTATACCTCCATCTATTCCTCCATCTATACCTCCATCTATTCCTCCATCAATACCTCCATCTATTCCTCCATCAATACCTCCATCAATACCACCATCTATACCTCCATCTATTCCACCACCACCACCAAATAATTTTAATGCATTTGCTAGTGCAGGTACTACTGCGACTATTCGAATTAGTAATATTGATCAAATAATTCCTCCATTTACATTTGAAGAATTTCAATATATTGGATATGGTGGTACTGGAAAAGGATATGGAATGTGGAATGGTTTTAATCAAGCAACATTACCAACATTATTACCTAGCATATTAGAAGTAACTAGTAGTATGGAAGGATATGGTGCAGGAGGAATGGGATC